GGTGGTGGCGGTTGTTCCAACGGAGGAACAGCTACTAACGGCGGTGCTGGTGGGTCAGGTGTTGTTATCCTCTCGTTCCCAAGCGCGGCATCATCAACTACTGGCTCTCCAACTGTAACTACATCTGGCGGCAGAACCATTTACAAGTTTACCGCAAACGGTTCGATTACCCCATAAGGTGAGATATGGCGCATTTTGCAAAACTGGATGATCAAGGGGTTGTTGTTGAAATTAATGTTGTCAACAATGACACCCTTAACAATTTGCCATTTCCGGAAAGCGAGCCGGTTGGCATCGCGTTCCTGACTGATTGGTCTGGCGGTTACACAAACTGGAAACAGACATCATACAACGCTAATTTCCGCAAGAATTATGCGGGGATTGGCTACACATACGATAGCGCGCTTGACGCGTTTATTGCGCCAAAGCCGTTTCCAAGTTGGACGTTAAACACCGATATATGTCAATGGGGAGCGCCCGCACCGCGCCCAACAAACGAAAACGCGTACTTGTGGGACGAAGAAGCCCAACAGTGGGTTGAGGCAGCGGCAAGCTAATGAAGACCCCGATCCTTGGCCAGAGCTACGTTGCCCGCAGCGTTAACGCTGCTGACAGCCGCATGGTCAATTTATTTCCGGAAACCATTCCCGGCGAAGGGCAAACATCTGGGTTTCTCAACCGCGCGCCCGGGTTGCGTTTGCTGCTAACAGTTGGCAACGGCCCTATCCGCGGGCTGTGGTCTTATGGTGGCTACGCCTACGCCGTGTCTGGCACGCAAGTCTATAAGATTACTACGGCATGGACCGCAACGTTAATTGGTAGTGTGTCAGGCACTGGCCAAGTGTCTATTGCCGATAACGGTAAACAGATGTTCATTGCCTGCGACGGCCCCAGCTATATCTACGACAACGTGTCCGGCGCGTTTGCGCAAATTACCGACGTTGATTTCCCCGGCGCTGTAACTGTCAATTATCTTGACGGTTATTTTGTGTTTAACGAACCAAACTCGCAAAAGATTTGGGTGTCGGAAATCCTTGACGGTACGCAGATCGACCCGCTGTCATTTGCCAGTGCCGAAGGCTCGCCTGACGGTGTGGTGTCTACGATGGTCGATCACCGCGAGCTGTGGGTGTTTGGCACTAACTCCGTTGAAGTTTGGTACGACGCGGGCACCGTTGATTTTCCGCTTCAACGTATTCAAGGTGCGTTTAACGAATTAGGTTGCGCAGCTACCTTCTCGGTAGCCAAACTTGACAACGCGTTGTTCTGGCTTGGGGCGGACGCTCGCGGTCGCGGCATTGTTTATCGCGCTAATGGTTATAGCGGTGTGCGTGTGTCAACGCACGCTGTCGAGTGGCAAATTCAAAATTACGGCAACATTTCCGACGCCATCGCCTACACATACCAACGCGACGGCCATTCGTTCTACGTTCTGATATTCCCCAGCGCGGGCACGGCATGGGTTTATGACGCGGCTACACAGGCTTGGCACGAACGCGCTGGCTGGTCTGACGGTGAATTTGTGCGGCATCGGTCAAACTGTCAGGTTGAGTTTAACAGCCAAAACGTTGTTGGCGATTACCAGAACGGTAAAATTTACGCATTCGACCTCGACGTTTACGCTGACAACGGGGCTATTCAGAAGTGGTTGCGCTCATGGCGCGCGCTGCCGCCTAACCAAAACAACCTTAAGCGCACGGCGCACCACAGCCTTCAACTTGATGCCGAAACCGGCGTTGGGCTTAACGATGGTCAAGGCTCTGATCCGCAAGTGATGCTGCGCTGGTCCGACGACGGCGGGCACACTTGGTCCAGCGAGCATTGGGCTTCAATGGGCAAGATTGGTGCGTTCTTCTACCGCACGTTCTGGCGGCGGCTTGGCATGACAACCAAACTGCGCGACCGCGTGTACGAGGTGTCTGGTACCGACCCCATCAAAATTGCTATTGTTGGCGCGGAATTAAACGTAAGCGGCACCAATGCCTGACCCGTTTAACATAACCAACATTACACCACCGCGCGTCCCGTTCCTTGACGAGCGCACGGGGTTGGTATCGCGGGAATGGTATCGGTTCTTGCTCAATATGTTTACCATTACCGGTAACGGTACGCAGCAGCCGACGCTTACAATTACGGCTACGGCACCGCTTGTGATTACGTCGGGGCAAAACCCTAACCTAACCATCACCAAGTCAGCGCTAACGCGCACAAACGACACCAACGTCACGTTGACGCTTAACGGTGCGCCTAGCACTGCACTGTTGGCGGCCACAAGTATCACCGCCGGATGGACGGGTGTTCTTAGCACAGCGCGCGGCGGCACTGGCCCGTGGCCAACCGCAGGCGCAGTGTTGGTTGGACAAGGGACAAGCAGTGCGCCTGCGTGGTCATCTGCGCTGTTGGCGTTTGGCTATGTCGCCGGTGCAGGCGGCGCGGTTACGCAAAGCGGCAGCCGCACAACGGGCGTAACCCTTAACGCGCCCACGGGTACAATTACGTTATCTTCGGCAGCAGGCACGTCAACACCCACCGCATTTTTGGTTACAAACAGCACAATTGCCGCAACCGACGTGGTAGTTTTGTCTGTGCAATCGGGTGCGTCCAATTACTATAGTTTCAATGTCAGCGCAGTGGGTGCCGGGGCGTTCAGTATTGCATTTTGGGCGCAATCCGGCACGGCAGTCGATGCGCCCGTGATTAACTTTGTAGTCTTGAAAGGTGCGGCATCATAAGGTATGGTGCTGTAAATTGGAGCGTCCAACATGGTTGCAACTATTTCTCCTGAGCCTCGGCTACAGTTTTTTGCCAATGATGGGTCGTTTTTGGTTGGCGGTAAGCTCTACACTTACGCTGCGGGCACCACGACGCCGCTGGCAACTTACACTACTAGCACTGGATTGATCGCTAACACCAACCCAGTTATCCTTGACTCGCGCGGCGAAGCGTCGGTTTGGCTTACTTCGGCCAAATACAAGTTTGTGTTAAAGACCGCCGCAGACGTTGAAATTTCAACGCAAGACCAGTTGCAGGGTTACGCCAGCGCAGACGGCACTAACGCGTATGGCACTTGGCCTATCAGCATTACCGGAAATGCCGCGACGGCAACGTTAGCCACAACGGCGACCACCGCTACTACGGCGACGTCAGTGACCGGCGGCTATGTTTCCAGAATCATTGCAGGCACCAACGTAACTGTTGCGCCAACTACCGGCGTCGGCGACGTAACAATTAACATGGTTGGCGCCAACGTCGGCACTGTTACTAGCGTCACCGGCGCGGGTACAAGCGGCTTTACTCTTACCGGCGGTCCTATCACCACATCCGGCACGTTGACTGTCACGCCGCCCGCGCCGAGCACGTCGGGCAATGTGTTGACCAGCAACGGCACTAACTGGGTATCGTCGGCCCCCGCGGGCACAACGCTAGGCGGGATTGGTTCGTACGCTATGGTGGCATACCTCACCCCCGGCATAATACTTCCCGGCGCAACAGTAGCAGGCAGCTCTCTTCGTTATGCTGGCTTGTATGCAATAAGCTGCCAAACTAATTTAATCATTGCATATGATGCAGCGCTAAGCGGCACTTGGCAGTTAATGGGTATTTTTCAATACGCTGGCAATGTCGGAGCGTTATCACTAGCAGTGAGGATTGCATGATCGAAGATGTCAAATATCCCGTGTATGCGGATGGGTCGGGGGACAACATTAACTGCGACGTAAAGTTTGATACGTTTGTTAGCTATTTGCCTTACACTGCGTATAAGTATGACGTAGTGCAGCAAAGCCGCGACGTTTACAATTCTTTGATTGCGGGCGTGTGGGGGCCAGTTGCGCCGTACATTCCGCCGCCCCCCGCCGTTGTTGTTGAACAAGATGGGCCAAACATTGTTGCATAGCAAACCGCTTGCTGTTGGTAAACTGACCGGCATCGTCTACGACTTTGATAATGTCGGAGACGAGCTGCCGCGCCACAACCACGGCGAGAGCGACATTCACATCTCGATTGTCGCACGCGGTCGCGTCAAAGTGGTCTGCGACAACTGGGAAAAGGACATCGACACCGGTTCGGTGATGGACTGGGAAGTTGGCGTCTACCACACTTTTATCGCACTTGAACCAAACACGCGGCTTGTCAATATTGTAAAGGGCTGACATGGCCACTCGGCTTGTTGATGATCAAGACACGGCGTTAGAAATCGGTTACGCCGCAACCGATTGGTCAACGCCCGTGTCTTTTGATGACTACAAGAGCAAATTGGCTGATTGGGATGTCAAGGCGATTGTTCGAGACGAGACGTGTATCGGTGCGGCGTACTTCAAAGACGGCGAAGTGCATGTGTCGGTGCTACCGCAATGGCGCAAACGCTGGGCCACTCGCGGCGTCTTAAACGAATTGTTCCTTGATAAAAATGCGTTTACGCGTATTATGGCGGGGCATGAATACATGTACGGCATTTTTGCGCGTTTAGGGTTTGTCGTCCGCGACGACGGGGCTTTGGTACGGAGACAGCACGATGGGTATTGAAACCATTATTAGCGCGGGCGCCAGTCTAATTGGCGGGGCTATGTCGGCAGGCGCCGCTAGTGACGCTGCCGATGCGCAGTCGGCCGCCGCTGCCAACTCTACGGCGCTTCAACGCGACATTTTCAATAAGCAGACCGAACTGCAAGCACCGTTCCGCGCGGGCGGTCTGACGGCGCAAAACCGACTGCTGACGCTGCTTGGGCTTAACCCAATGGACGCGGCGGTGTACGGCACCAAGGGCGCAGACGGCACGTCAACTTTGCCGCAAGGGCTGTACGTTGATCCAAATTCAGCGGATTTTGGCAAGTACGCCCGCGACTTTGGCATGTCCGACTACCAAGCCGACCCCGGCTACGCCTTTCGTTTGAAAGAAGGCATGAAGGCGTTGGACGCGTCCGCCGCTGCGCGCGGAGGTCTGATCTCCGGTGCCGCGCTCAAAGCCGCTAACCGCTACGGTCAAGACTACGCGTCAAACGAATACGCCAACGCTTTTAACCGCTATCAGACCAATCGCTCCAATCAGTTGCAGCCGTTGCAATCTCTGATGGGCGCCGGTCAAACCGCCACTAACGCAACCAGCAACGCAGCAGGCGCTTATGGTGCAGCCGCAGGCAGCAACGCGCTTGCCGCAGGCAACGCGCAAGCGTCGGGCATTGTGGGAGGGGCTAACGCGTGGAACAGCGCGTTTGGTAACATCGGTAAGGCGTTTAACTCTAGCACTTATGGCGGCGGTGGTGGTGGGGGCTACGGGTATAACGGCGTAGGGTCTGGCACTATGTCGGACTTACAAAACACTAGCGTTTTTAGCGGCGGTGGCTACAACCCTTCTTTGTTTGGGTAATTTGAGGTTCACATCATGGCTGGTTTAGACACAACTATTGCGCTTGGCATCAAACCCGTTGACTTCGGCGACCCGAACGAGGGGCGCATGAACGCGCTTCGGGCGCAGATGATGCAGATGCAGATGCAGCAGGGCCAGTTCAATATGATGAAGGCCCAGCGCGATATGCAGTATCAGAACCAGCAGCGTGCGGCGGCGGCGGCGGCGGTTGCGCGCGACAAGGCGGCTGAAGCGCAAGCGATTAAACTTTACGGTCAGACAGGTGCGCCGGGGTATCAAACTTATTCGCCTTCTATGGAGCCGGGCGCGGCCAGCGACGTTGGGATGATGGGCGGCGGTCAGGGCTACACTGAAGGCGCGGTCAACCGTCTTGCAATGCCAGCACAACTTAAGAACTTTGACGACGCTATTACAACCGCATTGCAATCGGGTAAATTTAACCCCGATGTTATGCGCAAGTTGATGGCTCTGAAAGAAGCGCAGAACGTTCACACCAAGTCCAACCTTGGGGTTGACGAGGCTACAACAAAAAATAAAAAAGGCGAAATTGAACTCGCCAAAGCTGACCTTGAACGCGGCGCAAAAGCTATTGAGTTTCACGCTTCCGCATTGCCAACAGTGACGCCTGAAACTTGGGGCGCGTGGCGCGAAAATGCGGTTAGGGATTTGCCCGGACTGAAGCAAATTCTCCCTGAAACAGCTCCCGCTGACCCCGCAGCGTTTGACCAACTTAAACGCAGTTTGATCTTAAAAGCGCAGGACAGCGTAAAACAGCATTATGAGACAGTTACGCGCGGCAATGAAACAGGCGTTGTAGCTATTGACCCAGTTACATTAACCGCGACCAACGTTGCCGGAGCTGAAGGCACACCTAAATCGGCAAGCACAGGCCCAAAAACGCAAGCCCTTACGGACGATAGAGGGGACGTGCGCGTAATTAACCTTGAAACAGGTGAACAAGTTGGCCCGACTATTAGAGGTGCGGGCAAACAAGGCGGCACGTTTGCCAAAGCTCAACAATCACGCGCAAATGCCACTCGCGACATGGACGCCGCAATCCCTGAGCTGGAAAAACTTATTTTGCCAAACAGTCTTTTAGACCAATCCACTGGAAGCGGTGCGGGGGCATTGGCGGACAGCGCGTTGGCCTTTTTTGGTAGGTCTACCCAAGGAGCGGAAGCCGCCGCGGCGTTGGAGCCTATAGCTGACCGCTTTACAAAAATGATACCTCGTTTTGAAGGCCCGCAATCAAATAATGACGTAAAATCTTATCAAACGGCAGCGGCTCAACTAGCAAACAAAACGCTTCCTGTTGCAACTCGTCGTGCGGCGGCCGTAGAATTGTTACGGATTACTAAAGCCCGCCGCGGGCAGTTTGGTTACGTGGACGAAGAAGCAGTGCCGGAGTTGTACTCACCTAACCAAAGTGGTTCGGGGCAAGCCCCGCAATCAGGTTTGTATGCGCCGGGCACTCGTGCCCCAGCGGGCGGCAATCCTTACGCTTCTAAATCAGACGCGGAAATCAAAGCGGCTTTGGGGATTAAAGACTAATGGCTGACCTTGACCTGTTGCTTGAAGCGGAACGTCGCGGGCTGTTGCCAGAGGATAAAAAATCTCTGTTAAGCGAAGCGCGCGCTAGGGGGTTGGTTCCCGGCGGCACGCCTCCGTCGCAGACCCCCGCTGTTAGCGATGGTATGCCGTCTGAGCGCAACGTTGTTGCCGATTACGCCCGCGCCGCCATTTCGCCTTTTGCGGGCGTCCGACGCGGCGCGCAGGACGTCACCGACACCATGCTCAAGTACGGAGCACGGGGGATAGACGTTATCTCGCCGCGCGACGCTGGCCCTTCGCGTGAAGAAGAAATTGATGCTATTGCAGCGCGTCAGCGTGCCGAATATAAAAGGGACTACGGCAATCTTTTTGCGGGCGATATAGGGCGCATCGGCGGTCAGGTTGTGGGGACGCTTCCTGTTGGCGGTCTTATTGCTGCCCCTATTAAAAAAGCAGTACAGATGGCCCCGTCGTTGGCGCGCTTCTTAACCCCAGTCGCCACATCCATTGAAACCGGTGGCTTTCAAACAGGGCTGCAGCCCGGCGTGACCAACGTCGCTACTAAAGCCGCAGGCGGCGCCATTACCCGCGCAGCGGCAGGCCTAACCAACGTCGCTACTAAAGCCGCAGGCGGCGCCATTACCGGCGCAGCGGCGGCTGAAGCCACAGGAGAAAGCCCCGAAGTAGGGGGTGTTATTGGCGCAGTGGTGCCAGCCATCGTGGCTCCAATTGTTAACAAACTTGCGCAATACGGGCGCACTTTGTCCGACCTTAAAAGCACCGATCTTCTTAAAATGATGGAAGGTCGCGGCAAAGATATTCTTGCCTCCGCTCGGTCGCCAGAAGCCACTATTGTGCCGGGCGCAACGCCGCACATGGGGGAAGTCGCCGCGCCGGTAGGGTCAGCTAGATTTTCGGCGGGCATAGAAAAATTGCGCAACACGCCCGGCTTTGAAACAGAAAAAGCTACGCAGGCCGCACAGGTTAATGAGGCGCGACTGGCGCAAGAAAACCGCGTGCAGACAACATATCAAAAACAGATTGACGACGTTACAAACAAAATTGACTCCAATCTGACCGAAGTCAACCCGTATGAAGTTGGCAGCGCGCTGACCGCGGCGGCCAAAGTTGAAAAAGACAACTTGCAAAAAAACGTCATTACGCCCGCCTATGAAAGCGCGTTTGAGTTGGCGGGTAAAGCCAAAGTTGACATTTCAGATGTTGTTAAAAAAGCCGAAGACATTCTTGGTCAGCCGTTGTCGCAGATCGACCCGCGCAGCGCACCGCAGACAGCGCGCGCGCTGATGTCGTTTAAGAAAGGTCCAACGCCGGGCGAGTACGTTTCGCTTGGGGAAAACGTTGGCTACACGACCGAAGCCACCGCGCCTAAGGCCGCAACCGCCAACATGCGCGAACTTGACGCGCTGCGCAAAGACATTAACGCCGACGTAACCGCCGCCAGAATGTCGTCAGACCCTATGGCCGCCACGCGGTTGCGTCAGCTTGAACAGTTGCACGCAACAATCGACGACGCCATCGGCAAGAGCGACACACTGCCAGAAGCGGCCAAAGCCGCGTACGCGCAGGCGGTGAACTTGTACCGCACTGAGATGGTGCCGCGTTTCAAGACTGGCGTGAACGCCAACTTGTTCAAACAGACATCAATTAACGAAGGCAAAGTGCGCCCCGAAGATGTGGTGCAAAAGTATTTTAACCCCAACGGCGCGTCGGAAGCCAAGCAGTTTGTAACGCTGTTTGGTCAAAACCCCGACGCTATGAAAATCGCCAGCACCGGCATCGAGGATTTGTTCCGCCAGAAGGTCTTGACCGAAGCGGGTGACGTTGCGCCTGAGAAGGTCGCGGCGTTTATGAAAAGCTACCGCGCGCCAATTGCCGAGCTTGACAACGCAGGTATGGAGCTAACGCAGAAGTTTGAAACCGTCAAAGCCGACGCAGCGCGTTTGGCCGAGATCAAGCGCATTGCGGACGCCAGCGGCAACAAGTTAGCCCCACCGCTGCCGCCGGGGTCAAACGCGTTGGCTATTGGCAAGCGCATTGACGAGCTGACAAAAGGCATGACGCCTGACCAGTTGCAAGCGGTTGACGCTGTGCGCCGCGATCTGGCGCGCTCAGAGGAATACCAACGCCTTGTTGCGGCGGGGGGTCCAGCAGTCAAAGGCAGCGAGCGGTTAACAACCGAAGCAGGGGCGCAAGTTGGGATTCCTACGGCGTCGTTCCTAAACCGGGGCATTACTGTTTTTAACATGACCGCAAAAAAACTTATGGGCCACATGGACGCTAAACTTGCGCTGGAATTGGCGCGCGAGTTGTCAAACCCCACCGTCGGCGCGGCAACTATTGAAAAAGCCTTGGCGTTTGAAGCAAAAGGTCAAACACGGAACGCCCTCGCCCGCCGCGCCGCACCAGCCCTTGCTTTGGGCGCAGTGCAAGCCGGTTCCCCCGTCAACCAGAACGCATTATCAGGCCAATAATGGAAATGCAGAACTTCATTAACCTTCTCGGCGGCGCGGCGTTGTCGGTGTTTGGCTGGTTCGCGCGGCAGTTGTGGGACGCGATGAAAGAATTGCGCGCCGATTTGCATGTGCTGGAGGTTAATTTGCCTGAGAACTATGCCAAACGGGATGACCTCAACAAACGCATGGACCACATCGAAAGTATGTTCCAGCGCATATACGATAAACTCGACGCTAAGGCGGACAAATGATGGGCATTGATGACGCTATCGCCGCCGGTCTCAAGGTTCTGGATAAATTTATACCTGACCCAGCGGCAAAGGCGCAGGCGGAAAGTGACCTACGCAACAGCCTATTGCAGTGGGATAAAACCCAAACAGACATTAACGCCGTAGAAGCGGCCAACCCTAATGTGTTTGTGTCAGGGTGGCGCCCGTGCATTGGTTGGATAGGAGCATTTGGCCTTGCGTACCAGTATTTTCTTCGACCTATTGCCATTGGTCTTGGGGCTGGTACTTTTCCTGCTTTGGATGGAAGCCTTATGGAACTTGTGATTGCTTTGCTTGGTCTTGGCGGTATGCGGTCGTGGGAGAAATACAAAGGGCTGACCAAGTGAAAGAGAATTTTGACAGTGCCTTCACTCTGATGCTTCGCCACGAAGGCGGGTACGTCAACAACCCCCTTGACCCCGGCGGGCGCACCAACCTCGGTGTGACGCAGAAGGCGTGGGAGGCGTATGTGGGCCACACCGTTGACGAGGCTGACATGCGCGCGCTGACGCCCGACACGGTAAAACCTTTCTACAAAGCAAAGTACTGGGACAAGGTGCGCGGTGACGAGCTGCCGGACGGTGTGGACTATG